CAACGATATTTAAGCCGGCCATCGGCTGTGTAACCTCTACACTGATTCCTTAACTGCATTTTAAGCAGGTGATTTAACCTCCGTCGGTGTTTACCGAAAGGGAAACATTTAAGATAAACCCCATGTTCCCAGCGCAATGCGTCAATTGACACATGCTGATCAAACCTACTTGCATCAAGGCCAATCGCTACTGGCCGCTTAAACATACTCCACTTCTGATGGAGAATCTGACCACTCTTGGATGCATTCATCCCCTTAATCACAGTGGGATGATCAAACAATCTCTTCAAAGAATTAAAAATCCTCTCCTCAAGGGGGCGCAAAAATCGGCCCACCTCAACATTATACCTAGCTGATCTCGGACTAATCACCCTAGGAACTGGATCTACTTTACGAGTAAAATCTGTCTTCTCGTATTTCACAAACACTTTAACCTCAGCATCCCGCTGTGAAAACCCCTTCCTCAAAAGGTCTTCAGCGGCGGCTGTATAGAACTTCAACTTGTGGCCCCGGAAGGTATTGACAAAATCAACCCTACTCAACGGGGCGGTCTTCGGAAGAAATCTTTCCAACCGTTTTAATGAACCCGACAAACGTTCATTAAACACACCAGGCAAAGGTCGAGGCGGAGGTACAAAAGTGTCATTTTCTTTAACATAAAACACTCTTTCCTTAACCGCCCGCTCCAGCGTAGCTATATCATTATTAAACCCAGAAATGGCAACGGGAGGAGAAATCCCGGCTACGCGAACCATTCTTCTAAGCTTGGGTGCTCCCCATCGAGTTCGTACGTGCAAATTGGGGTGGTCAGGAGCAACACTGATTTTACAACCCACCCCACGTACCTCAACGGGGCCCCCTCAATAGGTGGACTCGCCCCCGTCTGTGACCTGACGTAGGCAATTCCACCATGGTTTAGGGAAACTATTTAAACTACGATCATTGAATTGATAAGTTTCAATGATCTCGTTAGTTTCCCTAACACTACGAGAAGGTAAGAAACTGAGGGAAAGTGCTACATCAATTATGCCACTAGCATCCTGAGCCCTCAAATCTTTATATTCCATTAACTGATCACGCATGAATTTACGCGTAATGAGCAAATTGGCAGGGGTCTTATCCCGATT